AGTCAGCACCTATTGTTGTCCAGTTTGATGCTGTAACTTGTTGTCTTGCGTAGTTTGTAAAGTTTGCCTCTGTAACTGAACCAGTTTCTGCGGCAGACACTGCCGTTGCAAGTCCTACATATATGCTGTCACCAGGTGATGACAAACTAAGAGAGTTATTCTTAAACAAGAAGTGTAATATTCTTCTCTCTAGGTAATTGGTTGCTGCATTTGCTGTTGCCATTTTATACTCCTATGTTCTTGGTCTTGATGGTAGACCAACTTTGTATCCATCTGTGTTTTCTCTTGCTTCGCCTAAATCTTTTAATCTTTCTATATAAAAAACGTAATTTTTTTCATACTGCGCCAAAACATCTGGTTCGCCTTTCATATAATAATACGCTTCAATTAACGATCCGTAAAGCAAAGCAAAAGGAGCGTTTGTGCTAATCCAAGTTGTACCGCCATCAGCTCCAGCGGTTATACTAGCTGGTCTGTAATAATAATGTAATTCTAAAGCATAATTACTGTCTGGAGTAGGTGATACAATAAAATTATCAACATCAAATCTTGAATAATATTTAGGAACACCTGTGGTTGAAGCGCTAGGGGTATATTCTCTTAAAAAATTTACATCTTTCTGAAGTAAAAAACCTTCAGATCCAGAGGTTGTTATCTGTAATGAAAATGATGCTAAATAATCGCTTGGTATAGTTAAGAATTGATCTGATGAAGTAAAGGCACTTGTTACATTTTTTCTAAAATAATCTAAATCTACACTTTTAAATATTTTTTCTTCTGCACCTTTTATAAAGTTAGGAAGATTAGTAACAAAAGATGTTTCACTATTATCCGTGTAGTCTTGTATTGCTGTTTTTAATGTTGCTAATGTAAAACTCATTAATTTGTTATAGTGACAGGTCCTGCCGAAGCAATGCCACCACCTCCCTTTTGTGTTATGGTCGAAGTAGAACCACTATTAAATGTATAATTATTATCATCTGTTTTAGTAATCGTAAACCCACTTGCAGACATTATCACTGAACCAAGAACATTTCCTATAGAAGTTACATCTCTAAATCTAACAGTATCGTCTGATGATCTGCCATGATTAGGTTCGTTAACACTTACTGTTGTTGATGATGCTGTAATAGTAAAAGGGTTTAATGGTAGCATGTTAGGAACAGCAGTTTCAGTCCTGTCTGGTCTTGCATTTCTTATAGCTTCTGGATCAGTCGGCACTCTTGGAGGAGTTAATTGAGGGTGTTTTTCTTCATACTCATCTTTACCTACAAGCAATCCATTCCATTCTTTACGCATGTCTTTCATTCTGTATCTAAATCCAGAACGATCTGATAGTCCAAAAGCGTGTTTACCAGATGCAAAAGCTCCCATTATCCCACCCTATAAAAACTTAATTGAGGTGTTACAGTAAAACTAGACCTGTCTCTATCTTCACCCATAGCTCTTTCAAACTCTTCTTCGTAAACTGTCTTTAACAATTGTATTCTGTCAGGAGCTTTTTTCATAGATATGTAATATGCAAGTCCAGCAGTTAAGCAAGGATAGAATCTAAATGGTATTTCCATTGTATTAGTTGCACCGTCAGCATCTTGTATTCTAGTTAAAGCGTCATAATGAATGACATCTGTACTGTTTTCAGGTGCGGGCCAAATCTTTAAGTTAGGTGTTATTTGTCTATCAAGAAAAAATTGTGTCGGTCTACCTGTAGTTGTTTTAGTTGGGATTGCCAAATAAGTATCTCGACTAACTCTAGTCATGCTAAAATCTGTACCACTTCTACGAACAACAGCAGATAATATGTCAATGACATCTGTTCCTAATGAATAATCTGAATCACTTGATGTTAAGGCTTGTGTTCTTTGTTCTATTGTCCATTGATTTAAACCTCTATTAGCCCACTCTGCTAACATTATATTTAATGATCTTTTAGCAGTTTGAAGGTCGTATCCAGTACGAAGCTCTAATCCACATCTTTCAAATGCTTCTTCAATATATTCAGCTACGTCAAGTTCAAAATTTGTAGAGTTAGATGTTGTCATTTCTTTTTTCTCCTAAGAGATTTAACTCTTCTCGGTTTACCTGCTGGTTGTCCTATTCTATTCTTCTGACTTATTCTACTTCTTTTTTCTGCTGATGTCATCTCTGATCTAGTTTTAGGTGTTTTAGAACTAACTCGTTTACTTGGTCTGCAATAAGGAGTGCCTCTTTTTTCTCCTTTTTTACGACCACATGCCTTGCCTGTCTTAACGTCTTTCCAATCTTCTTTAAACCATCGTTTAAGAGCTAATCCAGATTTTGTTTTTCTTACAGCCATTATCTATACTTTGTTACTTTACGTCTGTTACTCATAACGATACCACAACCACGAGCTATATTTTTATTTTTAGCAGGTCTTTTACGTTTTTGTTTGGTAACATTACCGCCATTTTTTAACTCAACCACACCGCCTTCTGCTTTTTTCTTGGCATTACCATAATTAGACGCACCTACTTTTCTGCATTTTGCAATTGCTCCACTAGCATAAGCGGAAGGAAAAACTCTGTAGCGAGCTTTAACTTTTCTGTAACAAGCGTCTTTTGGCATTTTTTTTCACCTTTACTATTTTTTTTACTTTTTTCTTTTTGTTCGGTGGCTTTGATATTTGTTGACTCATTTGCGATCTACCCATAACCATTATTTTAACAACGATAACAATTCTGTTACCGCTCCCGTATTAGTTACAGCTATAACTGCTAAAGCACCAATGAGCATCCATTTAGCTTGAAAGACTGCTTTTTTAATATCTGTCATATCTGCTCTTAACTCATCAACATGTTTAACAAGATAATCTTGTTTAGATTTCCATTCAGCAAATTCTATTTGCAAAGACTGAACATTTTTCTCCATTAACATTTCCACCTTCTTCTAGCTTGTCTTAAACGACTATTTGGATTCTTTGCTGCTTTAGGAAATTGTTTCATTTGTCCAGCACTTCTTGCACAATATGATTTACGCCTCTTAGCCGCTGTGCTTCCTTTTTTTACTTTTCCTGTCACAGCAGTTTTTAATTTACTACCAGGATTATCTTTTCTGTATCTAGCGACACCTGCTTTAGTCATTCCCGCCCCACTTTTAGTGGAGCGAAAATACTTTTTAGTCTTTGGAGGTTGTTTGTCCTTTGCTCTAGCCATTAGGATAAGAACAAAGTAAGTTTATTACCACTGCCAGTGAAACCATGTATATATGCTCCACTTTCAGCTAACACACCAGCATCTGGAATGTTTAAGGTATGCAATCCAGTAGGAAAACTTTGAAGCAATATAGTTGCTCCACCTGATCCATCTTTGATAGTCAACACACCAGCAGCATTACCAAATATAACAACTTGTCTTATCCTTGACCTTGCAGGACCTACAATCGCTGCATCATCACCTTGATCGTGATTAAATGCTTTTACGTCAGACCTAACTGCCATGATAACCCCCTATTATTGATCAGCGAAAGCTGGAGCGTCTTCAGAAACTACATTACCCCAAACATAGTAATTAGTACTATCTTTACCAACTATGTTTATTTCCATGCTACCAAAGTCAGTTAATGTTAACTTTGAGTTAGAACTTCCATTTGCATAAACAGAAACATTGTCTGCATTTGTATCTAAATGCTGAACATTTCCTAAGAAAAAGTTAGTGTTACCAGGAGTAATAATAATCAAATTTTCTGCTTCTTCTGCTGCTCCTGCATAAATAAACTTAAAACTTGATCCTGCAATCGGAGCAGGTAAAGTTATTGTTCTATTAGAACCAAGTGCTGGAACTGCTAGAACTCTTCCACTATGTGTTGCATTATCAAGAGTTTTATCCTCGTCTCCTAATGCAACTGGTGCATCACCCATAGTAATGACTTCTGTGATTGCTCCAGTAGTAGCATCCTTACTTATAGTTTTTAGTGTAGATTCGGATCGGACTGGACCCGAGAAAGTTGTGTTAGCCATATCAATCTCCTTGTCTTGGCAAATGTCAGTCAGTTTATCCGACTGTCAAGGTTTAGTTTATTATACACAAAAAAGGGCAGTATGTAACTGCCCTTTCTTTAAAGTTTTAATTAAGCTTACGCTCCTGGTGAACCAAACACGGCACGAGGATCAGAGAAACCAAAAGAATATCTTTCTCTTGCTTTATATCTCATGTTTCCTGTCTCAAAGTCTGGATCCATCGCAGTAGCTAAAGACATTCTTTCGAAGTGCTTTAGACCATTCGGTGCATCTGTCTTAATGAAGAAAGCATCTGTATCAGTTAAGAAATCATTCACAACATAACCATTTGGCAACATGCCCATTGATTGATGTGCATTCACATCGTTGTCTGCTGTTCCTGGTCTCATATTAG